GTCAAAAATATTTTCAAAAGCATCATCAAAAAACTTTGTTGATCCGTTGAATAATTGTTTGTTTAAATTATTGAAAACTTCTAGGTTTGTCATAATTTACTCCTTTTTAAGCAAGTTAATTGGTCTACCCCTATGGTACAACCTATGACAGTATATAGGTAAACCTCCCCCTTTTTCAAGAGGGAGGAAACTTTAAACAATGAAAGGAAAAAATAGAGTGTGATACTCTATGTCATTGATTTTATTACCAAATTTAACATAAGTCAATTATGTTAATTTTGCTTGTATTTACTCATCTTCATCTTCATCATCAAAGTCAGAATCTTCAGCTTGAGACTCTAATTCTTCGACTTTTTCTCTGATAGTTTCAATGTCCTCATTAATTCTATCTAAGATGTCTTGTATATTTTCTTTTTTCTTAGCCATGAGATACTCCTTTCGGCCGTAATGATCTCAAATAAAATTTATGGGATCAACCTTGTTTAAGTAATTAAAAATGATGTGACTAAAGCTGTTGTACTATTAAAGACAATATTTCGCCATTTATCTGCTATTTTTTTATATTCTCTTCTTTTTTCCTTATCTGTTTCTTTTTTGTATGCTTCATAATGTCTATAATATTTAATCCAATTAATTTGTTTTTCTGTAAATTTAATATCTCCTCTTTTAACTGCTAATAAGTATTTTTCTTTAACTAAATCAGGATCGAAGCCTGACCAATAACATACCTTTTGAAAATCTTCATCACTACTTATTATCCACTCGTGAGCTTCCATTTTATAAATACTTGTTTTACGATCAGATAAACCTTGCATAGTATCTTCTATGGCATTACACAAAACACCACGCCATAGTTTCTGTTCAGAAACTATCTCTTTAGTTTCTAAGATGGTTTGAGCGAATTCAATGCCCATAAGTTTTAATAAGCCTACTGAGTATGTCATGGTAATAGAGGATCATCTCAGGACTGTGTTTAGTCTTAAGAAAGTAATTGTAGTTATCATGTACAGCTAATAACAAGTCTGTGATTTCATGTCCAGACCACGCTGAATAATCTACATCTAGTATGTTTTCTAACCTATGAGGTCTAAAGATGTTTGTACGTTTCATACGTACATTGTAAGTCTTATTTTTCCTTTTTGCCACCATCATACACCTTAAATACTATAGCTTTTCCATCATTTTGAGGAATTTTTTTAGGATCAAAGTCATTTTTCCCTTTGCTATACCAGTACATTTTGCATAATGGTAAAAATCTTTCGTCAAATGCAGGGTCAAAACCATAAGTTTTACCCATATATAAGTTAAACATTACATGACAAATTAACTCGTATTGAAATTTTGTTAATTTTTTAGATAAGAAACTTAAACAGTATAGAAATTCTGTTTGAATAGGGTCGTTTTCGTTATTCATGCCAGATTATTAGCATAAATAACGAATTACACAACCTTAATGTTTTCCGTTAAGTAAATTTTTAATAAAAACTTCGTATTTTACTTTTTCTTTTGATGCTTGATACTTACAATAATCATGCACTAATTTAGAAATCATACTTGCAGGTGCTCTAAATTTTTTACCACAAAGGCTTTTTAATATTTTGTAGTCTTCAATTCTTATTGCAACGCTTTTCCATTTATTGATATCCATTGTATTTCCTATGGGTGTAGTCTTCGCCAATAATCCATTCTTTCTTCGAATGTAGGCTCAGATTTTAGTTTCCAAAATATATATAACCTTTTTAATAGAGGCGGGTAAGACCTATTATCTGGGTGTTCATCCATATAATACTGTTTAAAGGCATATTTTTTGAAGTTATACACATATCTTTTTATCATTGTTATTATCATAATAGTTGTTTTTAATGGCGTTCTATAATAATGTCAAGGAATATTGACAATGCCTCCCAAGATATATAAGATAATCCTATGAAGTCATATCGCTTCACTGCTAGATATGCTGGTCAACGTATAGTACTTGACGTAAAGGCATCAGATGATGATGAAGCGAAAAATAACTTCATAAAAGAGCTTAGAGAAGGCCGAGGAACTTGGAGTAAAGAAATTACATACTCCCCATCCAAAGTCTTCCTAACATATGAGGAACTGAATGTTTCATAATGAACAGTCTCTTATTACTAGAAAAATGATTCTAGAAACTAAATGGAATCATATGTTTTTAGAAAAAGGAATAGAGACAATAGATATGATGCAGATTGAACTCGAACTGAAAGAAATTAAAAGACAGTTAAGAGAACAAGCTGTATTCAAAGTAAGAGAAGAATTAGAAGAAGATTTAGATATAGCTTCTTAAATTTTTTATCTTAATATTTTTTCTTTGGGAATGCCCTCAGAGAATAGGTAAGTACACTTTGCTGTGTAATCAACAATATCGTCTTGAAATAAAAATTCAAAATTTCTTATTATTTTTTCTTCTTTGTGAAGTTTAAATACTTTTTTATTCATTTGTTGTAAGAATTTTTCTTCATCTACATTTTTTGCTATATAACAAATTGAAGAATTTGCATGTTCTTTTATAAAATTATATCGGCTACAACCATCGGCTATGATATACTTATTATCTTTTTTTGATAAAACTATCGGACAGATTAATCCTATATCTTCTATTGAATCATTAAGATCTGTTGCATGTTCTTTATGCTCACAATTAATTATATTATCAAAATTAATCATCTCTAATCTTACACCGAATATTTGATATAGTGGGTGTATTGTTTTCAAAGGCCCGAGAACCGTGATCCCTGTTATTTGACTCATGCTACAATCCTCTTTCTTTTATTATTTCATTTAAACGTTTTATTAATTTAATAGATATTCTATTTTTACTTGAATTACAATTAGTACAGCAAAATACAATGTTATCAATGCTATAAGTTTTATCATTATCAAAACGATCAACAGAAAAATTTTTCATATTTTGTGTATATTTTTTAAAAGACCTACCACCACCTACATTATATATTTTTCTTTTATAAGTCCAAGGTTCAAAACAATAAAAACAAACTCTTCCCCATTTATTAATATATTCATTAAAATAATTTAGTATTTCTTTTTTAGTAGAAAGAGGAATAAGTCCTCTTTCTTTTATTCTACTTGGAGCAAACATTGATGAAATACATTTTGTCACAAAACCTTTTTCACTATTCATGTACTTATATTTAATTTTAGAAAGTTTTTTACCATTTTTTAAAGACCATTTTTTAAGGTATTCTTTATGATACTTCTTTTTCTTTTCATCAGATTTAAAAGGCATGCTTGTTATTCAACCTCTCCCCAACTCTTTCCAATCGCTACATCAACTAAGCTTGGAACTTTAAACTCTATACAGTTCTCCATAGTCTTTTTAATTACTTTAACATCTTTAACTTCATCTTTGATGTTAAAACATAATTCATCATGAATCTGTAATAGTGGAGTGTGTCCTGCTTCATGACAATCAATAACAGCTTGTTTAGTTTGATCGGCTGCGGAACCTTGTATCAATCTATTTAGAGCTTTATATGTTCCAGCTCTCTTGATATTTTCTTGTCCACCGAATTTAGCAATAGCTGTTTCAAAAGTTTCAGAGTTTACCATTACCCAGTCTTTAGGTTCCCATCTATCAAATCTACATTTGCGACCTTTCTTAGTTCTAATAGCACCTTCTTTAGATGCCTTATCCATACAAAGATTAATAAGTTTTTTAACGAATGGAACTTTCTTGTTGTATTTAACAATTATCTCTTTAGCTTCTTGCTCAGATAATCCTAAAGATGTTGCAAGTTTGGTATTACCCATTCCATACATTAAACCTAAGCCAATTGTTTTAGCTTGTGAACGATCAATACCTATCATATCAGCAACTGTTTGGTGAAAGTCTGCTGAAGCATTTTCATATGCTTTAATAAGTTCTTGTGATCCTTCATAACCAACTGAAGCTGCATAGTGCACAACCATTCGTGGTTCTTGTTGTGAGTAGTCAAATGAACCCCACTTACAATCTTCATCGGGTAAGAATAAAGATCTAATCTTAGGGCCAAAATCTTTATTACGTGCGGGAATTTGTTGCAGATTTGGATTAGACATAGAGATACGTCCAGATACAGTTCCACCATTATCAGATCTTAATTGATTTATTTCAGCATGAACTCTACCTTTAATTTGATATCTCATAATACTTTGTAAGAAAGTGCCATGAAATTTATTTATCTCTCTTGCTTGAACAATAAGTTTAGCTATTTCATGAGGACAATTAGTTAACCAGTTTTGTGTAAATGATGGTTCTCCTGTCTTTGCAGTCCTAGGGTAAACTATCTTTAATTTATCAAAGGCTTCTCCTATTTGTCTTGCCGCCCAGATATCTATATCTTTACCTGTTATTTGTTTTATTTTAATTAAAGTTTCTTTTTCTTGATTTTCAAACTCCTTAATCATTCTTTGAGCTTTATCTGTATCTACTCTAATTCCTTTTTGTCTCATCTTAATTAAAATAGGAAGTAATTTAGATTCCATTTCCCAAATCGTAGTTAGATTTTGTTTAATGATTTCATTTCTTAAAAATCCCCATAGTTTAAGCGTGAGCCGTGCATCTTGTTCAGCGTAGAATCCAACATGCTCTGCAGGTAACTTCCACATCTCAGCTTTAGGATCAATGCCATGATCTTTAGCAGCTTCTTTCAAATCAGTTTCAGCTTTAATCTCTCCTAAATAATCTTTAGCCAATGAGTTTAAATTATATGCCCATCTATTTTCATCAACGATTGCTGCTGCAACCATTGTATCCACAATCTCTCCATTAACTTGAATACCCATTGCTTGTAACCAACCTAGATCGTATTGAGCATTATGGAATATTTTTCTACAAGGTAATGCACATATTTCTTTCATGTAGCTAATAACTTGTGTAGGTATCATATTACCACCACCAAAATGTTTAAACGGGTAATAACCTTGCCAGCCTTCAACAGCGACAGCAAAACCTATTACATAGCCTTTACCAATAGCCCAACCAGCACCTAGACCTTCACTTATACCATCGTCTCTAGTTTCTAAGTCAATTGCTATTTCAGTAGCGTTAGATAAATCCTTATACTCAGAAGGACATAACCAAATACTTTTTTTAAATGTTAATGAATATTGTAAACTAGTCATTGTAATCTCTTTCTATTATCATTTCTATGTAATGGATTGCTTTAAGAAGATCTTCTTTTTTATTCTTAAGTTTATGTCTGCATATATACTTGATTGCATTGCCTTCTGCAAATAGTAAATTATTTTCATTTATGAATTTAGAAGGCTGTATCTTCATTTCTTTATAATGAGATCCTCCTACTTGTTTAAAAAACGTTTTA